AAGCTGCTGGGACAGGTGAAGCAGCACCTGCAGTCGCTGGTGGAGACGGGCAAGCTCGCCAATCTCGACCTGTCCCGCCGTGGCCTGAGTGCGCCGCATTGATCGAAGCGCTGGCCGATCGGTTCAACGGCGTGTTTCCGTGCCGGATCACCCATCCGGGGACGGACGCGACCGAGTTTCACGCCCCGTTTTTTGGCGCCAAGGTCGAAAAGGGCGACGAGTTCGCCGTACTGCTGAGCAACGGACAGACGATTTCGCCCTAACGGGCATACGTGAGCAACACCATGACCATGACTGCCAACCCCGATGGGGAGCAGAACCCCGGTGCCAACCCCGCAGGGGAGCAAACCGGCGATGCAGCGCTCGATTTCCTCATCCAGCGCGAGGACGAGCGGGAACAGGCGACCGCCTAGGAGGATGACGGCCAGAAACCGGCCCCCGAATCCGAGGACGACGCCCAGACGCAGAACACCGCACCCGATGACCCTGAGATCGACTTCGAACTCGACGGAAAGCCCGTCAAGATCAAGAAGTCCGAACTCCCGAACATTTACCGGAATCAGCTGCTGGAAGCTGATTACCGGCGCAAGACGGCCGAAACCGCCGAGCTAACCCGCAAGGCAGAGCAGGAACGTCAGCAGATCCGGCAGGAACGCGATGTTCGCGTCAACCAGCTGGACACGTTGGCCTCCGCGCTGCACCAGGAGCTTGTCGGCGACCAGTCCCGTCTCGCTCAGCTGCTGGATACCGATCCGGTCGCATATCTGCGTGTCAAGGAGGAGATGGCTCGTAAAGAGCAGCTTCTCCAACAGGCAGCCCTGCAGCGCCACCACCTCACGCAACAGCAGGTGGCCGACCAGGAGCGCGAGTACCAGGCCTTTCTCAAGGCCGAGCAGCAGAGGCTGCAGGAAAAACTGCCGGAGTGGCGCGACACGAAGGTCCGTGACGCCGAATCCCGCGCGATTGCCGAGTGTCTGATCGACGCCGGCTACTCGCAGGAGGAATTGGGCACGCTGGCCGATCACCGCGCCCTGCTGCTGGCCCGCGACGCCATGCGCTGGCGCACCCAGCAGGCGATCAAGGCCAAGCAGACGACTCCGCAGCCGCAGAAGACGGTGCCCCCGGGCGCCCGCAATCAGGCTCCGACCAACCAGCGCGCAGACGAGCTTCGCCGCAAGGCTGCCCGCACCCACAACACTGACGACATCGTCGCCTTCATGCTCGCAAAGGAGCAAAAGTAAATGGCCATCATCACCAACACCTACACCACCTACAGCGCGATCGGTTAGAGGGAGGATCTGTCGGATGTGATCGACATGATCTCGCCGACCGACCGTCCGTTCAGCTCCATGCTGAAGAAGTCGAAGGCGAACGCCCGCTTCTTCGAATGGCAGACCGACTCGCTGGCCACGGCCGCCAACAACGCCCAGATCGAAGGTGACGACGTTGGCTCGTTCACGGCGGTGGCCGCGACCACGCGCTGGGGCAACTACACCCAGATCAGCACCAAGAACTTCATCATCTCCGACACCGAGGAGATCGTCGACAAGGCCGGCCGCAAGTCGGAAATGGCCCTGCAGAAGCTGAAGAAGACCAAGGAGATCCTGCGCGACCAGGAAGTCGCCCTGTGCCAGAACACGACCTACAACGCGGGTGCTGCTGGCACTGCGCGGCAGACCCGTGGCCTGGCCGGCTGGATCACGCAGGGCTCGGTCGGTGCCGGCGTGGGCGCGTTCCCGATCCCGTCGTCCAACACCGCCCCGGTGGCGGGCACGGCGCGTGCGTGGACGGAAGCGCTGCTCAAGGCAGCGCAGCAGGCGGCGTGGACTGCGGGCGGCAATCCGACCACCTGCCTCGTGCGTGGCTCGGACAAGCAGCTGACCTCGGCCTTCGCCGGCAACGCCTCGCGCTTCGAAAAGGCGGAGAGCGACAAGCTGCACGCCGCGTTCGACGTGTACGTCGGTGACTTCGGCGAGCTGAAGATCGTTGCCTCGCGCTTCCTCGATGCGGCTGCCTACCTGCTCGACCTCGACCATGTCAGCCTGAAGACCCTGCGTCCGCTGGAGTCCAAGCCGCTGGCGAAGACGGGCGACGCCGAGAAGATGCTGATGACCTACGAGTACGGCCTCCAGATGGACAACAAGGACGCCCACGCGCAGGTTCGCGATCTGACGTAACCGATTGGCGGGGCTGGCTTCGGCTGGCCCCGCCTCTTTCTCGGAGGTTTCATGGCTGTCATTAGCTTTCCCAACCCGACCACGATTAGCGGCCAGTGCCCGACTTACCCCGACGGCGCGCTCGCGATCACCCCGTCCGATGTGGACACCTACGCGCAGCCGGTCGGCATCCAGGTCTCCGTAGCGGGCAACGTCAAGGTCACGCCGGCCAATGGCGGCGCTGACGTGACGGTAGGCCTGCCTGCGGGCGGCACCCTCGGCTTCCGCGTGCTGGCCGTCAAGGCGACGGGCACGACCGCGACCGGCATTGTGGCGTTCTACTGATGCGGACAACCGGCCTTTGGGTGGACGGCGATAGCGTCGTCGAACGCCGCAGCCAGGACGTCGAGACGAACCTCGACTATGCGAAGGCGCTGCACAACAGCGGCCAGCATGGCTCGAGCGAACTCAAGCATGCCGCGCACTTCCCGCATGCCTTGGTCGAGAAATACATCGCGGCCAACGGCATCAACATGCACGAGTTCATGGTCAACCCGACGCACATCCGCCGGATGCTCAATGACCCGGCGCTGGGCGACTTCCGCATCTGGAAGGGACGAGTCCCGCTCAAATGATCACCGACTACGATTCGCTGCAGCAGGCCGTCGCCGGTCTGTTGGCCCGCGCTGACCTCTCGACCTAGATTCCGACCTTCATCCAGCTTGCCGAGGCGCGGCTAAACCGCGATCTGCGGGTGAGCGCGATGCAGGCCAGCATCACGGGCACGGTGGCCGCGGACAACACGATCGCGCTGCCGCCCGACTGCCGTCAGGTGCAGTCGCTGCGGATCAACGTCGGGGGCGTGTACCAGGAGTTGCACCCGCTGCCGCCCGAACGTTTGGCGGATACGATCGTCAGCGCCTACCCGGTCGGCTACGTCACCGTGGGCCGCGTGGCGACGCTGATCGGTGGCAACGGCACGCCGGACTTCGCGCTGACCTACTTTCAGGCCGTGCCGGCGCTCAGCGATGACGCGCCGATCAATTGGCTGCTGCAACGCGAGCCGGGCCTGTACCTGTACGCCACGATTCTGGAAGCGGCCGGCTGGATCCGTGACGGCGACATCGCCGATGTGGCAACGCGGCAGTACGTGAGCCTGATGGAAGGCGTGACCGCCGAAGATGTGGGCGCACGCTACGGCAACGCGCCCGCGATCGGCAATCCGATCCGGAACGCGCCGTGAGGGTGCCGCTCAAGGGCCTGGCGCCGGACCTCGATCCGACTACGCCGGGCGTCATCGTGGACGGCGACGCGATCGTCCCGACGCTGCAGGGCATTGCTGCCGCCAATTCGCTGGCGGCTACGGGCCAGGCGGCGCTGGCGGCCACACCAACGAGTTCGTACGCCACGCTGCTGTTGGACGGCACGAAGCGCATGTTCGCCAGCACGGCGACCAAGATTTACGAAGCCTCTGGCGGCGTGTGGACCGATCGCTCGCGCGCGGGCAACTACTCCGGCTCGCAGCGCCAGCGGTTCTGCGTGTTCGGCAACTACGTTCTGAACGCCAATCGCGCCGAGGCGATCGGGCAGGCGGCTCCGGGCGGCGCCTTTGCGGACATCGCGGGCGCGCCCAAAGCCTCGATCCTGGTCTCGGTGAACGGCTTCGTCATGGCGTTCGACACCACCGACGCGACCTACGGCGATCGGCCGGACGGCTGGTGGTGCTCGGGGCTGCGCGATCAGACCCTCTGGACGCCTTCCGCTGCAACGCAGGCGGCGAACGGGCGCCTGCTCGACACGCCGGGCCGCATCACGGCGGGCGCGGCGCTAGGCCTCAATGCGGTGGCCTACAAGCCGACCAGCATGTACCTCGGCACCTACGTCGGCCCGCCGCTGATCTGGGCATGGCAGCGCGTGCCGGGCGAAGTCGGCTGCTCGGGCGCGGAATCTGTCGTCGCGGTCGATTCCAAGCACTACTTCGTCGGTCCGAACGACTTCTACGTGTTCGACGGCAACGTGCCGCAGCCGCTCAATGCGCCGCTCCGGGAGTGGTTCTTCAACGACCTCAATCAGAGCTACCGCGCCAACATCATCGGCGCCGTGGATCTGCCGCGGTCGCTGATCTACTGGTACTACCCGAGCACCGATTCGACCAGCGGCGCGCTGGATTCGGTGCTGATCTACAACTTCCGCACCGATCAGTGGGGCAAGCAGGCGCGCAGCATCGCGGTTCCGGTGCAATACACCTCCGGCGCGGTCACGTACGACGGCCTGGGCGCCAGCTACGCGACCTACGACGCCTTGCCGGCGATTTCGTACGACTCGCCCTTCTGGGCGGCCGATCAGACAGTCCCCGCGGTGTTCGTGGGCACGTCGCTCTACTCGCTGACGGGTTCGCCGGGCGCGTCCTGGCTGCAGACGGGCGACTTCGGCGATATGACCCACTACACGTTCCTGAAGCGCGTGACGCCGCGGTATCGGGCCACGCCGAGCACTGGCACGGCGACCAACTATTACCGCGACACGCTCGGCGAGACGGCGACGCAGGACAGCACGGTCACGATGAGCCGTAAGCGCTACGACTTCCGCCGCTCGGCCCACTGGCATAGCGTCCGGCTCGATCACACCGGCTCGGCGACCCTCGACGGGCTCGATGTAGACCTCGGCGGAGCGTCGAAGGAATGAAGCTGCCCGAGCCGTATCTGCCCAGCGACATGCCGGGGCTGGTGGGCCAGCTGACGCGCTTGTGGCGTCAGTTGCAGACGCTGCTCGGCACCGTTGATTCGGGCGTCTACACGCCGACCACGACGCTGACGACCAACGTCACCACCGCCACCGGCTTCTCCGGCCAGTGGTCGCAGGTCGGCAACACGGTGACGGTGAGCGTGCGTGTGGACGTGACGCCCACCGCGGCCGGAACGGTCGTCGTCGGCCTGGCGCTGCCGGTCGCCGCGAACCTCGTCAACTTCAGTGATCTTGCGGGCAGTGGGACGGCGGTGCAGGGCACCAATTACCTCGGCGTGGCCGTGAGCGCGGACCCGACGCCGGACGCGGCGAAGTTCAGCTTCCAGGCGCCGAATACGTCCGTGCACCAGGTCTGGATGACCTTCACCTACCGACTGTCGTCCTGATGGAATTGACCCTTGTCCCTCCGGCCGGCGTGCGCCAGGCGTGGCCGCTGATCCTGCCGTCCCTGCAGGGGGTGCTCGCCAAGACGCAGGACGACTGGATCCCGGAGGACGTGTACCACGCGCTCAAGTCCGGCGAGGCGGCCTGCCATCTGGGCACAGGCCCGCAAGGCTTCTGCGGCATCCTCATCACCACGCGCACGCAAACTGAGTTCAGTGGCACCTCCGCGCTGCATGTGTGGATCGTCCACAACGCGGGCGAGGCTGACGTGCTGGAAGCGGGCCTGCCCATGCTCCGCGAGATGGCTAAAAAGGGCGGTTTCGCCCGCATTACCTTCGGTTCACCGCGCCCCGGATGGGCCAAACGGTTTCCCCTCGTCTCAGCGACCTACGAAATTCCGATGGAGACTCCCTGATGTCCAGCGGCGGCAAGAAGCAGTCCACGACCACCACGGTTTCGAATGACGCGCCGCCCGAATGGGCCGTGCCGTACTTCAAATAGAACCTCGACATCGCCGGGAAGGTGCTGAACCAGCCCTACCAGGCGTACACGGGCCAGCGCGTGGCGGGTGTGGGGCAGCTGAACCCATATGCGAGCAACCCGTACACGGATCAGCTCGTCAAGCAGACCACGGGCGACATCACGCAGGCTTACCAGCAGGGCGTGCAGCCCTCGCTGATGGCGCAGTTCAACGCGGGCGGTGCTTACGGCGGTTCCGCACACCTGCAGGCGCTGCAGGGTGCGCAGGACGCTTACGCGCACCAGCTCGCCGAGGCCTCGACCGGCATCCGTGGCCAGCAGGCCGACGCGCAGCGCGACGCCTGGACCCAGATGATGGGCCGCAACCAGGCCGCAGATGATGCGCAGTACCAGCAGTATCTCGACCAGCGCGATTTCCAGGCCAATCGTCTCGGCCTCATGTCCAACGCGCTCGCCTCGATCAAGGGCGGCACGTCGAGCGGGTCGCAGACCGGCGCCAATCCCAACTACCGCAGTGCCAGCCAGAACACGGCGACCTATGCGGCCATCCTCGCTTCGATGTTCGGGAGCTGACGCATGCTGCTCAGTCCTGCCGCGTACCAGCAGATCGACTTCCCACTGAACTCGCCGTTGCTCACGCCCCGCGTGGCGCCCACGCCGCTCTATGCGCGCCTGTTCGATCGCTTCGGCCCGGCCTCCGATCCGAACAGCCCCTACCAGCCGCAGGATGCGGATAAGAAGCGCATGTTTCGGCAGGGTCTGCTCGCATTCGCCGCAGCGTCTGCAAAGGCCAACGGCGGCAATCTCGCCGACTCGCTCGCGTCTGGGTTGCTGGCGGCCAATGGCGCGATGCAGGACGGCTCGCAGCAGTACGCCAACGACGCCTACCGCGCGGACATCATGAAGCGCACACAGGCGGAAATGGCGGCAAACACCGCCAAGCAGACGGCCTACAGTCACCTATATGGCGATGACGGCCAACTCAATCCGGCGGGCGTGCGCGAAGTGCAGCAGGTCGATCCGCAGGGCTATCTAAACCTGCATGACAAGCTGTATCCGCAGGAAACCGCGTGGCAGCCGAAGGACGTGAACTTCAACGGCGCGCAGGGCACGGTGCTGTGGAACGCCAAGACTGGCGAGATGCGTACGCTGGACGGCCAGCCGTTCGCGGCGAGCAACGTTGCGTCGGCTCCGCAGACGGGTGCCGCGGGCTCACTGCTGGGCGGGGCGCTCGACAAGGCGGTTGAATCGGTGGAGTCGGGCGGGAACCCGCTCGCGGTGTCGTCCGCGGGCGCGGTCGGTCCGATGCAGACGCTGCCGGGCACGCTCCGCGATCCGGGTTTCGGCGTTGCGCCTGCGAAGGATGGTTCGGTCGCCGAACAGCGCCGCGTTGGCCAGGACTACCTGCACGCACTCACCGGCAAGTACGGCGTGCAGGGTGGCCTCGCCGCCTACAACTGGGGCCCTGGCAATTGGGAGGCCGCGCTGGGTCGCTACGGCTCGCCTGACGCCGCGTTGGCGCATGCGCCGGCCGAGACTCGCGCGTACGTCCCGAAGGTGCTTTCGCAGACGGGAGGTCAGTCGAGCGGCCTGCCGTTCGGGTTCGCGCCGAAGAAGCCCGAGAAGCTGTCCACCGTCGACCAGCGCAAGCAGGACCTGGCGGACATGGAGGCCAACGGCATCAAGGTCACGCCGTCGATGCGGAATCAGTACCTCATGACCGGCAAGATGCCGGGCGAGGATGGCGGCGCCACGCCGGACAACCCGACCGAAGGGCTGGATCCGGCCACTGCGGCGCTGGTGAAGAAGATCGCCAACTACGACGCGCTCCCCGCGAGCCTCGGTCGCGCTGGCAATCGAGCGGACCTGATCGGCCGCGCCGCGATGTTGAACCCCGACTACAACGAGGCCAACGCGAAAGAGGCCTACACCTTCAAGCAGGACATGGGGCGCAGCTCGCCGCAGTCGGCGGGTGGGCAGGTCACGGCCGCGAATACCCTGATGCACCACCTCGGCGCCCTGATGCGGGACAACAAGGCGTTGAACGATGCTGGCGTCAATTCCGGCTCGCCGATGCTCAACAAGCTGTCCGGCGCAATGAGCCACCAGCGCGGCGTCGCGGCGGTCAACAACTGGAACCAGGCGCGCCAGCTTGTGGCCGAGGAAGTGGCGAAGCTGGTGAAGGGTGGTGTCGCCACGGAAGGCGAGGTGAACGGCCTCATGGCGCAGCTCGACGCTGCCAATTCGCCAGAACAGCGCAACGCCGCGATCCTGCAGCTCGCCGAGCTGGCGCATGGCCGCCTATCCGCAATCGCAAGCCACCGCGATCAAGTGCTGGGCGACATGGGCGCGAGCGTGCAAATCCTGTCGCCCGAGTCGCAGCGCCTGTATGACGCCGTGCAGCGGCTGTCAGGTAAGGCGCCCGCTTCCAGTGCGGCGCCCGCCGCTGCTGGCCGTGTCCTGCGCTACAACCCCGCCACCGGGAGGATTGAATGACGATCCGCGTCTAGGGGCCTGATGGGGCCATCATCGAGTTCCCCGATGGCACCGCTCCGGAGACGATGCGCTCGGCGATGCAGGCGCATTACGGCGGCCCGAAGCAGGAGCCAGGGCTGCTCCGCAGCGCTGCCATGAGCCTCGGCGGCGAACCGCTCGCGAATGGCTTGGATGCGCTGCAGCATCACGCCATGAACCTAGGCGTGGGCGTGGGGCAGGGTGTCGAGCATGGGCTCAACTATCTCGTGCAGCACGTCGCGCCCGGTTCGGATGCGGCGCGGCGCGGACAGGCGAAGGTCAACGCGGACGACGCCATCATCCAGCGCCGCGAGGCCGACTACCAGGCGCGTGTGCCGGACGGCATCCCCGCCACTGCGGGCGCGGCCGTGGGCGAAGTCGCGCCATGGATGATCGGCGCTGGCGAACTGCGCGCGATGGGTCTGCTGCCGAAAGCCACGACCACACTCGGCAAGGCCACGGCCCTTGCGGGTGAGGGCGCGATGATGGGCGCGGCAACGCCGGTCACGCAGGGCGACTACGGCAGCCAAAAGCGCCGACAGGTTGGCTACGGCGCGGCAGGCGGTTTTGCACTGCCCTACATTGGCAAGGTGACTGGCGCAGGCAGCGATGCGGTCGCGAACCTCGCAAACCGCTTCATTGCCCCCGAGAAGGCCGCGGACGCTCGTGTCTTGCGTACCCTGTCGCCCGACATGCTGCCCGCGTTGGAGCGCGGCTCCGCGGTTTCTGGCGTCATCCCAACCGTGGCCGAAGCGGCGCCATCCCCCGGCGCGGTGAAGCTCGAGCGCAAGCTGCGAAACGACCCCGTCATGGGCCTCCCGTTCGCCAATCAGGATGTGGCGAACAACAAGGCGCGGATGGATGTGATCCGCAGCCTGGGCGGAACGGATGCCGACCTCTCGGCTGCCATCGCGGCGCGCAAACAGACGACCGGGCCGCTCTATGCCTCGCTGCCAGGCCAGCGCGTGCCCGTGGTGTCCGTCATGGATGCTCTGGACCGCCTCAAAAACAGCGCGCTCGGCGTCCGTTCGACCGTTGCGGGTGCCCGCAACGACCTTGAGTCGGCGATTAAGGCGCACACGGCGCCGGACGGCACCATCGACGCTGACATCCTTCACGGCTTCCATCAAAATGCGGGCTCATACTTGGCGAAGCACGCCAGTCCGCACGCGCCAGTCGGAAGTCAGGAGGAGGCCGCCTTTGTTCCGATCAAGGATGCAATTGCTGACGCGCTCGACCGAGCAGTACCGGGGTTTCGCGCTAATAATCAAGCGTTCGCCACGCTCTCCGGCCCCATCAACGACATGGAGGCCGCACGCCGCATTCTGGACGAGGCTGGTTACAACAGCTTTAATCCTGGCGGCGATCCGGTGGCTACCCTCGGCATTCTGAAGAAGGCGCTGAAGGGCGACGACAAGGCCCGTTACGGACTCTCTCCGCAGGCCCGTCAACAGCTGGAACATGTGTTGGACAGCCTGCAGGCGCGCAGTGCGACCAACAACACGATCGCGGCCGCCGGCTCCAATACGCTGGCCGATACCCTGCTCTCGAGCAAGCACATGCCGCTGGTCAAGGCGGGCGTGGGCGCGACCGTGGGCGGGCTGCTGGGCCATCTCGGCCTGCCTGGCGGTGAGGCTGTGGGCGGTGGTCTCGGCCTGCTCGCGACCGGCGCGCTGAACCATGCGAACGATCGCGTCGCGTTGCTGACGGCAGAACGCATGGCCAATGCCGAGAAGGCTGCCGCCATCTTGCGTGCTGCGCAGAAGAAGCAGGGCCTACTTGGCCCACTGCCGAATTACCTGCTGCCTTACGGCGCCCCGCAATTCCCCCTCTTGCAGCAGACCCCTTAAGGAGCCTCGATGGCCGTCCCCACCAAGATGAGCGACCTGTTCCTCTCTGCCGCCTCCAACTCCCCCTAGGGTGCCGATGCGATCGGCAACACGCTGGACGACTTCCTGCGTGCGTTGTCCTCGATCATCCGCAGCACCAACTCCGTGGCCACGTCGTCGATGGCCTCGGCCGCGACCGTCGATGTCGCCTCCGCGGATGGCGAATCGGTGGCGATCTCCGGCACGACCACGATCACCTCACTGGGCACCGGCTTCGTCGGCTGCTACCGGGAACTGCGCTTCGCGGCCTCGCTGACGCTGACCCATTCGGCCAACCTGAGCATCGGCGGGAGCAATTACACGACCGTGGCGGGCGACGTGATGGGCTTCCGCTGCGTCGCGGCGGGTGTCTGGATCCTGGTCAACGCCTCGCGTCCGAACGACACGTCCAAGGCGCCGCTGGCCTCGCCTGCGTTCACCGGCACGGTGACCTACAACGGCATTGAGGTTGGCTTCCGCGGCGTGCCGCTGACGACCCAGAACGGCGCGTACACGTTCGTCGTCGGTGACAAGGGCAAGGGCCGCACCAAGACGGACGCCAACCCGTACAACTGGACGGTGCCGGCGAGCGTGTTTGCTGCAGGCGATCCGATCACTGTCCGCAACAGTGGCAGCGCCGGCAACATCACACTCGTCCAAGGTGTGGGCCTGACGCTGGGGCTGGCAGGCACCACTACCACCGGCAACCGCACGATCGCTCCGGGCGGTCTCGCGACGATCTTCTTTGACTCGGCCACGCAAGCGACCGTGTCCGGCGCGGGGGTGTCGTGACCGGCGCCGTCCAGTTGTTGATGGGGGGCGCTGCACGGCCGCTGAGCGCGTCCGCGTCGCCGTCCAGCGTGTCGGGCAGTACCGCCTCGAGCGGCACCGCCACGACCAATGCGACGACCTGCACCGCTTCGGGCGGCCTCGCGCCGTACACCTACGCTTGGTCGCGCGTCAGTGGCGACACGTCCACGTCCGCCAATTCGGCGACCAGCGCGGCGACCACCTTCAGCGCGAGCGTCGGCCCGGTGAACAGCTCACGCGTCAGCGTCTGGAAATGCACCGTAACGGATGCGCTGGGCCATGCGGCGGACAGCAATACCGTCAGCGTCGACCTTGAATACACCGGACCCTAATCCATGACCATTCCTGCAAGCTGGACCCTGGTCCCGATCACCGCGACCTACACCAAGCGCGACGGCACGCCCGCGTCGGGCTGGGTGACGTTCGAATCGCCCTAGGTCGTCACCATCGGCGGCGCGGTGATCGTGCCGAAGGTCATCCGCGGCACGCTCGACGGCAACGGCAATCTCAGCGTCTCGCTGCCGGCGACCGACGACCCGGACCTCGATGTGATCGGCTGGACGTACACGGTCACCGAGCACGTCGCGGACGCTGGCCGGCCGCCGTTCCAGATCGAAGTGCCGTATTCGGCGACCTCGATCGACCTGTCCACCGTCGCGCCGGCCGTGAGCCTGCCGGTGGCTGTGCAGACCGCGCTGACGCGCTACGACATCGGCGTCACCGTGGCGTCCGAGGCGGAAGCGGCCAAAAGCGCAGACCTCGCGGCGCCTACTGGCGCTGGGCTGGTGGGCGTGCAGGTGGGGACTGCCTCGCGCACTGTGGCGGCGAAGCTCGGCGAGGTCGTGAGCGTCAAAGACTTTGGCGCCGTGGGCGACGGTGTGACGGATGACACGGCCGCATTCAACGCAATGACCGCATACCTGCGTGCGCGCATGGTCGATACCCCCGATTACGACTACGCGCCGGTCGCGCTGGTCATCCCGCCAGCCGCCTATGCGGTGTCATCGTGGGACTTGACCGGGCTGCTGATCCAGAACGTGCACGTCATCGCGCATGGCGCGGTGCTGGTGGCGAACACCGCCGGCAAACATGTGGTTGACGCGCTCGACTCGCGCTATATCAAGTTCCACGGCTTGATGGTCTATAGCGCCTCGGGCGTCGTGGCGAAATCGGGCCTGCAAGTTGGTCCGCGCGGCGGCGGCACCTGCGGCAACTTCCTGCTGTCGGACATCACGATTGCCGGCTACTTCGCGTCCGCGCCGTACATGAACCTCGGCGCGGAGACGACCCAGCTACGCAATGCGCGCTTCATCCAGCGCAGTACCGACCCCAATGCGTTCGCGCAGATTTGCGACGGCCTCTCCACCTACCTGCCGACCAGCGACTACGTCACCGTCACCCGCAGCGCCGGGCAAGTCCTGAGCTTCACGGCGAACAGCTACAACGCCTGCCAGCTGCGCAACGAGGGCGGGGGCAGCGCCAGCTACCTGGGCGGTAGCGTCGGGTGGGAGTTCGACAAGGGCTGTTACCACCTGTCCTACAACGATTCGGCGTTCGTCGTATACGGCACGCTCGCCAATCGCAGCGCGAAGCTCGCGTTGCGCGGGTCGTTCGAGGCGAAGCAGACCGACACGCCCACGGTCGGCAATACCGGCCTGAAATACATCGTCACCTTCGCCAACGACGGCACCAACACCGCAATCGACGGTTTCGCCCTCGAAACCTCGAACATGCAGGCGCAGACCGCCGTGCTGCGCGTCACCGGCGGCGGAACCTGTCGGGTCAGCGATGCTGATATTCGCGTGCATGCGATCGAGCAACCCGCGGCGGTGCTGTTCGGTAGCGGCTCGCTGGCGGTCGATGGGCTGGTCATGACGCGGACGGCCAGTAAGGCGAATTTCGGCGCGCTGTCCTCGTTCAACGGCATTGCCGACGTGGACGCCTACACGTCACTGGCCTCGCTGCCCACCGCGGGCGGCTACACGGTCTATTCGCGCTCCGACAACACCGTCTACCACGGAGGCGCGCAGGAGTTTCCAAGCGCGATCACGTCGTTTACCCCGGTGGCGACCTTCGCCACGCCTGGCGACCTGTCGGTGAGCTATACGACGCAGACCGGAAAGTATTTCAAGATCGGGAAGCTGGTGTTCGTGCAGCTCTCACTGACGTTCACCCCGACCTACACGACCGCATCCGGCGAGTTCCGCATCAGCGGCATGCCCGGATCGGCCGCTTCGGGCGCGCTGGACAACGGACTCGAGCTGGTGAATGGCAGCACTGGCTTCACCTATCCGGCTTCGTGCACCTGGGCGAGCGCCCGCCTCCCACAAAACTCGTCGTTCATCCGCCTCTACGGCCATGGCTCGGGCGTCGCCTCGACCGTGTTGCAGGCCGCGCAGGTCCCCAGCGGCACCGCCAAAACCATCACCATCTCCGGCTGCTATCTGGCCGCCTGACCCCTAAATCAGACTTCCCCGACAGACGCCGGCAGGGCAGGGCGCGATGCTTTCCCTGCTGGCAACGCGGCGGCCATTACGGCAATCCGACGCTCGCGGGCTACGCAGGGATGCGTAGCTGCCGGCGCTATCCTCTCCGGATGCGCGTTCCCCCGTCCCGCCGTCTTCCTCACGCCTGCTACTGGATCCGCGGGGCCGACTGCGCGCACCTCTACTGGAACGACGGGTGCATCGGCTACGTCGCCCCCCAGCGGGGGCAGATGACCAGCGTCATCCAGTGGCGCCAGAGCGTCCTGGCGGCACCCTGCGCGTCCGTGGAGCAGGGCATGCGCTGGATCGAGCGATGGGTGGAGAAGCGCAAGGGCTTCCCAGGTGGCGGCGGCGTGCGCTGGCACGACCGCGTCGGTCACTTCGTGCCAGCCGACGATGGGGACGGGTGGGCGAATCCCTAACACCCTATTGCCCTGTATCCCGTTGATTCCATTGAGCCGAATTTGACGGTTTTTGCGTCCATGTTTTGAGCCTGTTTCCTTTCGGATTCATGGCCTTGGGGTTGACTACACCGCTGCCTGGGGGGCAGAGGGTCGTCGGTTCGAATCCGGCTACCCCGACCATTTTCCTGATATCTTTCAGCAGGTTACAGGCGCAACGCCTGTGGATAAAATCGCCTGCACCCTATTCCCACCCTATTACCACCCTATCGCGGCAGCGAAATGCCGACCGCGACCTCCTGCCACGGGGCTTCGTGGCCTTCCAGATAGACCT